AAAAAGTCGCCTAAATTCTCAAAAAGTGCCCTAAAAATCTCAAAAAGTGGCGGATATTCTCAAAAACTCGAAGCGCGAACCAACCTGCCCAATCTCACTGTGTACGTATTCTATGCCGCCGGTTGTTTATGCTGTACAGGCATAAAAAAAGAGCGCCACCCGTTACAGGTGACGCTCTCGTTTCGTGTTCTGTTACTCCTCGTCGGTATCTTCGTCAGTGGCTTCAGCGGTCTCCTTGGGAGTTGCCTCGTCGGCGTTGCCGTCGATGACAAGGTCGCCGTCTTCGTCGACGGAAACCTCAGGCAGACCAACCACAGACATAAGCACGGACGCAACCGTTGCCGCTGCGGACACGCCGAGCGCCATTGCCCAGTCGATATCGCCGATAGCGATACCGCTGACGCCAACGAAGCCAAGCATAGCCTCAGCAAACGTCTTGACGGCACGGACGCCGGCAGCCTCAGCCCAGTTAATCCAGTAAGTCTTGCTCATCATAGTTATCTCTCCTTTTAATGACGAGGGGGCGCGTTGTGCGCCCCCGTTTTAATGTTTGTTCACTGCGGTTCGCCAAAGTGGCGCTCGCAGCGCTTCTCAAGCACCGTGATTCGGCGCTCTTGCTCATCAACCTTCGCTTCGAGGCGCGTAATCTGCGTCCCGTGCTGCTCCAGTTTGTTGTCGATACGTTGAACCATGGCTCGCGTCTCATCGACGGACGAGCCGATGGTCGCCAGCTTGTCGCTAATCCTCTGCTGACGCTCGGCCTCCTTGCGCAACATGTCGACGTTCGCCTTACTGTTGCGCTTGGAGTTTGCAATGGCCACGATGGCGGCGACGAGCAGCGAGGACATAGCTATAAGCTGGTCGAGATTGATAGGAATGTTCATGTCGTCTCCACCACAGCTTTCTGCTATCTCAACCGAGTTGCCTGTGCCCGCTTAGCCAATCTTGAGAACCTGACCCGCGTAGATTACGTTCGGGTTGCTGATGCCGTTAATCTGTGCCAGCTTCTGGTACGTCGTGCCGTACTTCGCAGCAATGCCAGACAACGTGTCACCGGACTTCACTGTGTACGTCTTGTACGAGGAGCCGTTCACAACGCTCTGTACAGAGCCATAACGAGAGCCAAGCACCGCCTTGCGGGTATCCCCGTTGCCGTACTTACCAGCCAAGACCTCAGAAGCGAGGGTCGACGTCGAAGCCGTCTGAATGTGATTGATGAAATCCTGAACATCGTTGTAACGAGAACCAAGGGCGGACTTACGAGCGTCACCGTTGCCGTACTTGCCCTGCATTACAGCCACAGCAAGCTCCAACGTAGAGCCAGAAGGTGCGGACGGCGTGCTCGGAATCGTCGTGGCACTAGGGGTGCCGGAACCGCCAGCATACTTAGCCCACGTCGAGGCGTCGCCATAGAACACGTCGCCGTCGAGGTTGCCGCCAAAGCCGCCGATGCGAACCGAAGAACTGAACTGCCAAGCACAGACCCCGCCGCCGTTCACGGCGTAGGGGAACGGGTTGTTCATGCCGAAATTGATATCCGTGATGCCATTCATCGGATAGCCGGCAATCCAGCGGCCGCAGTTGGGGTTCACCGTGCCCTGATTGAAACGCCAAGCGTTGCCATAGACCCACGGCCAGATGCCCGTCAGGTCATGGTAGCGCTCGACGAACTTGTTCACCCAGTCGACGCTCTGCCCGTCCTCCCAGTCGAGAATCGGGATGCCGCGGTGCTCGTATCCCTTCGTGTTGTTGCGGAAATACTCCGCCTCGCTCGCGGCGTTGTTGTTGCGGGCGAAATGGTAGAAACCGAACGGGATGCCATGGGCGAAACACTGCTGCGCGAAACCGTCGCAGCTCTTGTCCACCCAACCAACGCCCTCCGTAGCCTTGACCACGACGGCGCCGAGATCGCCGTTCTTCACGACGGTGGGGATATCAAGCCCGCGCTGATAGCCGGAAATGTCGATAAACTTCATGGTCATATTTGTTCATCCTCTCCGCCGCTTTTGCGGCATTCACGCACGCGATTTCTCGTGTGCTCTTATAAGAAAGGCCGCGTCACGTTTGTGGCACGGCCTATAGCAAAGCGACGCTGGCTCAGTGAACCAACGCCGCCTCATTACCTTGTTTGTCTTATGTCTACGCGAGCGCAGGAGCGATATGCCCGCGAATCTTTACGTGTACCCGGTCGCCTAGGGCTACAGTCGTGCCGTCGTGGAGACCGTTCACGCTCAGCTTCACTTCGACTTGGGGGACTGTCGGGGCGGGGTATTCCGTAACCTTCTCGGTGACGTATGAAAATTCGGCGCAATGCTTGCCGTCCTTATAGAGACTAATGCCCTCGATTTTCATACCGTTCAGGCGCTTTGTGTTCTCGTCGGAAACATCCCGCGGGTAGAAAACGCCGAAACTGTGCAGGCTACCCCACCACGTACCATCCTCGCTGTTGTACTTGCTGCCGAAAGTTGCCTCTTTTCCGGCTGCGGTATTACCCCTATCGACCAGCATTTCGGCGTCAATCGTCACGGCTCCCGTTGCGGGGTCAAGGGTCACGGTCGCCGGGGTGTTGTCCGAACTGAACATATAGTGCCACGCGTTGATGTTGGAAAGCGTCTCGCTCACGCCGAACGGGAACGTGCTAGACCTAAACAAGTAATAAAGCGCGGACTGCGGGACCGTAAACGTCTCGGTCGTGCCGCCTCCGCCTCCGCCCGTTCCGTTCAAAACGTCGAACGTATGCTCTCCGACTGCGTCCGTGATGGTTACGCGGGTACCGTTATCAATCGCCGTGGTCGTAACGGTCGGAGAAACTCCATCGGGGCCTGCCGGACCCGTTGCGCCGTCAGCGCCTGCGGGACCTGCGGGGCCTTCGGGACCCTTTGGGCCTTCG